AGGTAAATCATCCCAAATATTGTAATAGAAAATTGGAATAGTTTGTCTAAGTTCATGTTCCATTTGATACAACCATCCCCAAAATCTTGGGTCTGTATAATGTAGTATAGCATCAATACCGTTTTCAATTTGTTGGATTTGCCTAACTATCTCAGGACTTCCATATCCACTAACAGGAAAAATTTTCAGATATGCATCTTTTATTCCGGTGTCTTTACGAACTGACTCTGACATATCAACTATCTTACCTTCATCAGGATGTTTTATAGCACCACCTACTTGAACCCAATCATAATGATTCACAGTTCCTAAAACAAATTCTCTAGACATAGTGCCTACACCAGATGACATCCTTAAATCATCTGACAATAACAGAATTTTTTTCTTAGCCATTTATTACCCCTCTAGCACTATTCTTAACTGGAAAATACTTTTTTAAAACTGATAACTTATCGTGATAATCAGCAATAATTTCCAACTCTTTCTCTATTGTATCCATAATATCAGGATGTTCTGCTACACCGACAGCCTTTTCAAGTAAAATCTCAATATTGACTCTGTGTTTTTCTATGTGAGCTTTAAAATGAAGCTCGCTTGCTTTAATTAATTCACTTCTCATAATGCACTTCCACTTGGTTTTAGATTTTTCCATTCATTGATTTGATTTCTAAAATCTTCATTGTGAACATATAAATCCATTGAACGATTGATTAATTTTTGTAAAGTAAAGTTATCATCTAAATTGCTTATTTTGAATTTTTTATATAGATTGTCCAATAACTTTACGGATGTCAACTTTAACATTAAATTCCTCCGTATATACATATATAAGTATATAAGAACTAACTTATTATTACATATTTTTTTTCTTTTTTCTTAGCTTCTTTCAAAGCGCTCTCTGTTCCCTTTGATATGATATTCTTTGGTATGAATGCTACAACTACATCTGAATATTCAACTAAATCCTTATTTCGACTATGGTAATGCCAAACAGCATAGGGTTTGCCATAATTAAAACTCTCTAACACACAATGTTGATTATACTGATAATGAACAGGTGGAAATTCTGAATAGTTTAAATCAAATTCTAAAGCATACTTCTTAGCATATCCATCAGCCCCATCTCTTTGTCCACCACTAACAATTTCTAATTTTTCTTTATACTTTTCTTTAAGTTTAAATACAAATTCTTGTATTCTTTTTTTATTAGTGTACTTCCTACTTCCTATTATCGCTACTTTCATAGTCATTCCTTTTTTGTCTTTTAGGTGGTTTTTCAGAAGTACAGAACTTAGCACACTTGTGAAATTCATCAAGTCCATTCAATAAGTTTTCTTTTTTATCATATAAGTATTGAAATCTTATTTGCCCTGAATTATTGTTTTGATTGTTTCTAATCAAATCAAACCAAATAAATTCACCAAAGCTAAGCTTATCGCCGACTTTAATTTTAGTTTTGAAATGTAAGTTTGATTCGTAATCTACTAAAAATCTTTTTATATCTTCATTTGATACATCCCCATCCGCATACCACAAAGTAAGATAATATGTCACAGAGTCTTTATGTATTTCTTCCAATTTATCTATAACATGCGCTTCATATGGTTCATTAATAAAGTCTGAAAGATTCATTCTCAAATTTATTTTCATTTACTTAACTCCTGCATCACAAAATTCAGTTTGATTAAATTCACAAAACCTACAGTTTTTCTTAGATGCTTCTTTTCTATAAATATGTTCTGTGTTATATTCTCCATCAGATTTAAATGATTCTTTCATAAATTGGTCTAATCTATTTATCACTTGATTGATAGATGGTTTACCATTAGCAGGTGTAAACTTCTGTACTCTTTTTTGAGGAAAATCTAAATTCTCATATAGCTTTCTTTTTACAATAAAATACTCAACCTCAATTTTATCCATAGGATGATTATATTGTTTGGAATAAAATTGTTTATATAAAAGTAGCTGGTCTGTTTTGTTCTTATCAGCTTTCATATATTTATTCCACCCCATAGTAGAAGTCTTTATATCATAAATTTTTATTACATCCCTAACCGTATCTCTGATAACAACATCAATATAACCTATAAACTTTATATTGTTTGGCATATCGTAATCTATAGGCACCTCTATCCCAATCAACTCATAACCTTTCTTACTAAAGTATTGAGCTCGTTTTTTTCTAATAAATTTTAATATCTCAACTCCATGTCCGTAAAACTCAACCATATCTTTTTCTGTACAAAACATTTCACCACCATTGGTTTTCAGAACTTCCTCAAAGTTTCTCTTCATTCTGGTAAGCAACATATCTTCGAGCGGTAGTTGTTCTGCTTGTTTAGCAGTGTCATTATACATTACGGTGAGAAAGGTTTGTATGACTTCGTGCATTGATGTTCCGAACAAAGTATGAATGTTATCTGAGTACTCTCTCTGTCCATCTATGTAGGCAGTTTTCCATCTATGAGGACATTGAGCCCACATAGAATATTGACTGTAACTTATTTTATTCATTGGCTCCACTTTTTATCATACAACCATCTTATGTACCAACGGATTCTAGCACCAAGTTCCATATCATTTGGGTATTTGTCTACCATGTCTCTTACGATTTTTATCGGTTGTTTCATCACTTGCCCCACTTACCATTCTTAACTATAGTGGCCATAATACCATAATTACTCACATCTAAATAAGCGTCTTCCATTGGTTCATCTACAGCAGATTCTCTCTTACTCATCAACATATTTTTCAATCTCTGAATCTTATCATTCATACGAAACCATAAACCAGTTAAGGCTAGATGAGTTTCCTCTGGTGTTTGTAATTGTGTACCAACTGAAATATTACCAGGACCATAATCATGTTGTTTATGTAGGAACAACTCATATTGTTCTCTTTGTAATTTACGAAACTCAGCCGTCATTTGTGGCCATTCTTTTTCCATCATAGTTACAATATCACTATCTTTTTTACTTTCGTACTGATTTACATATTTCTTTTTTGTTTTAGATTCTTTTATAGTTTTCATTATAACACTCCAATTTACATCTAAAGCTACGAACTTTTGCGTTCAAAGTCAAGCTTTTTTATTTTTCTTTTGATTTTTTTATTCAGATAGTATACATAAATATGCTTGGCTTTTCTCTTCTTAAAAAAAATATTTGGGTCTCCTTCATCATATCTTCTTTTCAGCTCCCTACCATAAGGTCTTAACTTTTGGTTTAGAGATCTTGTGTGCATTTCTCTACCATCCACCATCAAAACTCTACCCTCACCTGTTTCGCCTAAATATTCAAAATTACTGGCTTTGTAAATAGTGCCTGAATGCCCATAGTGTTGGTCGGCAAAAGATACGATTACTTCCAAGTCTGTATTCTGTTTGAGCCACCTCAAAGTTTTACCAATAAAATAACTTTCTGTATTTTTTGGTGTATCGTCAATACACACCAGCCTTCTCAACTCCATACATCGATTTGGATTGATTGGATTATATTTAGCTGCTGTATGAGGCATTGATGGCATAGCATATAACATAGCACCTATCATTTTGGGTAATCCAAAGTTACCATCTGTATATAAACCAAAGTGATGATAAGATTGAATACCGTTTATATTATGAGAGTAATGATGTTTTTCAATGAAAGATGTTAATGCTTTTCTATTTATGCATTCAACTGTAAAATCAGTTACAGACACTATATAAGACCGAGCTTTCTAACTTCTTTTTCTTCGACACCATATCTGAGTAATATATCACCTAGTTCAGCTTGCCCACCATGTGAAATATCATACATCTCCACAGCATCATTAGCTTCTCTCATACTACATTGTAGATGCTTAGCTACTATTTCGTAAACCCATTTAGGATACTTCATTTTTTTATCTCCTTTGACATATCTTAACCATTGTTTCTTTTTTGGTAAGACACTTGTGTAAACTTTATATAAATTTTTTGGTTCTAATGGATATTTCTGAACTTCATTGACTAAATCTATCCAATCAGACTTCATTGACAAAAACCTATTTATCATATAGTTCGACCAAGACTTCTTATCCTCATCCGAAATTTCATCCCAATAGTTAGGATTCTGTACAGATGTTACTTGATTTACATGATCGAATAAACTTTTCTTTTTAACTGTCATTATTAGGCATCATCTTATCTGGAACTTTACCACAATTTCCACAGGCAAATATTTCGATTGGTATCATAGCTTCTTGTCCTGTTGGTGACATTAAAGGTGATAATCTTCTGATGAAATATGATTTAATGAAAGTATAATTTCCACATTCATCACAGACTAACGATTCAGTATCTTCTAAGTTTATTTGTTGTTGTGGTTGTTTTATTGGCTTCATTGGTTTTGTACTCATTTTATTACTCCTAATAATTCTATTATCATAGCCATAGCATTAATTTCTTTATCAACTACCTGACTATCTGATAACTGATACTTAGCAATAATCAATATACACTCAGCTATATGACCTGTACCATACGAATCAACCTCATCATACATTAATTTGTATAGTTCAGCAAAATCTGTTACTTGACTATCAGCTAGTAACTTTCTCACACCTTTGAAAGCATCTTTTTTATTCTGTGTTTTTATTATTTCTAATAACTTCATCTTATAGTCGCTTTCAACCAAAGATTGTTTGTCTACAACTAACATACCATCAACACATTGTCTTTGACAAGAGTTTATTACTCTACGAATATCAGGATAACCAGCGTTTACCAAACCAGCAACATCATCCATTTTGGAAGCAACACCTTCTTCATTCAATATATTGTGTATGTGTAGAGCAACTTCCTTCTTCGATGGTGGTATAACCTGAAATGATTGACAACGACTTTGTATTGGGTCGATAATTCTTTCTACAAAGTTACAAGTCAGTATAAATCTACAGTGTTTAGAAAAAGTCTCCATAAGGTTACGCAGAGCGGCTTGTGCGTTGGGTGTGATGTAATCACATTCATCTAAGATTATTATCTTATAATCTTTGAAACCCATAGTAGAAGCGAATCCACGAACTTTATTACGAACTGTATCCACACTGTTCTCATCTGAAGCGTTGATATACATATAGTCACATTCTATATTGT